CACCTGCTGCCTTTTTCTCCACAACGAACGCATCTGGCTCCCAATCCTTGTAATGTTTTAGTGCAACTTGTTTTAATTCTGGAAACGCCATCCTGTCTTTAAAGGCGTCTAACAAAATCACCTGCGGCTCGTCGTGCTCTTCCTCGTTATAGAACACCCCCCACGTTGTACACGCAGAATAGTCGGCGGTGGTCTTTGCTTCAAACGCGGTATCCCAACTCTGGATGATGTACTCACACTTGGGTGGATCGTCCTTTTCCCAAATACGCCAGTGCCGTCTAGCCACAATGGCTGACGCTTCCGAGGTAGGCTGCTGCATGTACTGCGCGTTCCAATATCTTGGATCGATCGACGCTTTGGTTTTCTTTAGTGCTTCTAGCGGCCACTGCTCAGGCCAGAGCGACTTCTCGTTTTCCTCATCTTGGTGCAAGATGGCAGGCAGTTCAACAATCTCCCACGGTATCGCTTCTGGGTTTCTTATCTGATACTCTACCAAACGACCGGTCAGATCAAGTAGCGACCACCTAGTCATAATAACAATAATGGCTCCGCCCGGCATCAAACGCTGTAACGGGCCTGTTTGAAACCACGACCATGCCGTATCAAAGGCTAATCTAGAATTAGACTTAACATCCTGTTCAGAGTGTGGATCATCAATAACAAACAAATCAGCGCCACGACCAGCCAGAGCACCACCCACACCTGCTGCGTAATATTGACCCCCCGCGCCGGTCGACCACTTACCTGCCGCCTTTTGGTCGTCTGCGATTCGCGTATCTGGGAAGAGGTCTTGGTATTCATCGGACTCAATCAAGTTACGAACCCGTCGTCCAAAGTCTTCTGACAAAGAGGCCGTATGCGTTCCCATGATGATCTTCTTGTCAGGGAACTTACCCAAAAAATACGCAGGGAACAAATACGACGAAAACTCCGACTTACCCATACGCGGTGCAATATTGATAATCACCCGCTTCTTTTTGCCTGCAATCACATCCTCAAATATCTTAGAGAGCTTCCTGTGGTGCGGCCCAATCTTAAACCCCGGATATACATGCGTTGCAAACCCCAGCATGGAGTCCTGCCCAATAACCTTACTGGCTCTGGCAGCGCGTTCTTCCAAGTCGGCTAGCAGCTCTGCTTTTTCTTTAGCGCTTAAGGTGGGGAGAACGGCCTGTAGCGCGCGTATTTCTTCAGGACTCAGGACTGCTTTCATGCGCCTCCTGATCGTTGTCTAAGGTTTGACTAGTGTTTTCAGAATTTTCTATAATGTCTGTGACGTCTGTAATCTCAACGATCTTAGCCATTTTCCCCAGCTTTTCCTTGATCCGTGCGTCCAGTTCTGAATCAGACAACTCGGTTTTCTTTATTTCTATCTTCTCGGTGAAGAGGCCAACCTCTGTTACCTTACCTAATAAGGCAAGCGCTTTTAGACGCACTGAAGCTGTGGGGTGGGTGGTGTCTTCTAAAATCTTAGCCACTGTGTAACCACGTAGTTCTTTGGCGCGTTCTACAAACTCCCAATCGTAAGCGGTTAGCATACCGACTAAGTGTTGTACCGCTGCTGGTGTTTGTACTTTAGAAAGTGCGGCGTGTGTATGTTCGGGTGCCTGCGCAGTTACTAAACTACTAAAGGTGTCTCTGGATGCTTTTACGTCTAACTCCGTTAGTACGTCTTCACTAACAGCGCCTAAACCTTTTAACCAATCGGCTGTCTGTATCTTAGCGTCCACTGCAACTGCGGGTTGCGTTTTTTCAAGCGGCACAAATCCCGAGGAGTCGTCCTCAACTTCAGGTTCAAAATTAATTAAATGTTCTAACATCGCGCTGGCCCTTGCAACCACGTTGGCCGCAGTGTATACTTAAGTTTGCAAGTGTGCAAGCGGCAACGTTTCTCATTTGCTTCTCCTTCGCTCATAGCGAACTTTATCCCTCAGTCATGGCTGGGGGATTTTTTTTATCTGTGTCTGTCAAACATTGGACAGTATAGTTAAGATTTTTGTAATATAGCGTGGGGTGACTGAAATGGGGGTTTGGATCATGTGACTGAAATGGGGGTTTGGGTCAGCGTTGTCTAGGTGATAACTGAAAATGTGGAGAATGGTTATGGATTAGTGTTCTATATATGTATGCCCACGCCGCCTGACTTTGGGGGGTGGGGGTACGGTGGGGTCGTCAGATTGCCAATTTGACATCGAAATGGGGGTGAGTTTACCCCCAATGGACAGCTAGAGAATGGGGGTCAATCAGGGCTTTGCTATACTGAAATTGTGTCGAAACGGCACATTATCTCAACTTTATTTTATGGAGCTACAAAATGACTACATCACTCAAAGCAATCATCCTCGCATCGATCAAAGCTAATGAGGCTGCACTCAAAGCCGATGGGCAAGTCGAGGCGATGGCAGCCACAATGCCACTCAAAAAGTACGTCAACGAGGTTGCGGCGGTACTTGCGGCACACTACGGCGTCGAGGCTCACGAGTCTAAGCAGAACGCAGGTTTCATGACGTTCGAGAAAGATTCCGCCGCTTACCAACAATTGAAGAAGTTCCGCAAGATGCACCCAAAGAACGAAGCGGCGACTGCATCATCACGCACAGAGCAAAAGAAAGCACCGAAGGTCGATGCCAAGTTAGTCGCTGCCATTCAGGACTTGATCATTGCATCTGGTATCGAAAGCAAAGCGCAACTCGCAGCAATTCTGGCTGATGTGAAAGCCGGTATTGAGTTCAATGACGCAGCGTAATGATTGGGGGTACGTTTACCCCCAAGTTTCAAGGGCGGTGAGGCGGGGGAGCCGAGCCGTTGTTTCATTTCGTGTCTAACTTATTCACAAGTTACCCACAACCCCACGTAGTTATCCACAATGTTATCCACAAACCAAAGGAAAAATCATGTTCACAATCTGGTATTGCGATGCCGATAGCATCGTTCGTTCATTCGAATGCGACACAATCATCTACGCCCGAGCTGTCTGGGATACGTTAGCCTACACGAAGCACATGCTTTCAACCCGCCCATAACCATAGGAGAATCAACCATGACTGAAAACCAAAAGCAATACCTAGCCGACATCATCGGTTCACTACTAGCCGGTGCATTGATAACCGTTGCCTTGATCCATCTAATACCCGAAGGGCTGTGGCTTTACCTGATCTGCCTTGTATTCGGAACCGTCATTATCACCAACAAACTCAACCGCATCTTCAGAGGAAACTAATCATGTTCAAACTACTAAGCAAAACCACAGGCATCGAGCTAATCATTGGTGACATAGTTCACGACTTCAGAAACGAGCCGCACGTACTGGTCGATGCCAGACCACCACACAAGCCAAGCAGTTCCGGCTTTGTAACCCTACGTTCAATGGACGAACATGCGTTCGTTGCCGAATGCTATGCAAGCGTTATCGATGCAGAATGGGTTGCATGAAACGGATTGGGGGTATGTTTACCCCCATTTTCTAAAGACCTTACATAATGACACCTCATTTTTACGCATTTTCCAAGTGTCCTAGATTCCGCTTCACCTTAAAATTTCTAGACACTCCAAAACCCGCGCCACCATTGGCGTATAGCAAAAACTGTCCTATCTATCTATATCTTTTTTATATTATATATAGGGGAAAATATATTTATGGGGGTATGCCTTCATCCAACCGCCAGACTTGACTGCAAAACTTTTAAGGTCGTTAGTGTTCCAAAAACGTATAGATACTTTGGACACTTTTGGCTATAACCCGCTCCCACTCTACGCTTTGGGGTGTCCAGAAATTTTTAGGTGTGGCATAATCTGGACAGAAACCCCCAAAAGTGTCCATTTTTATTCAGGAGCCTTACATAATGACAGCCAAGAAATACACGCATCTCATGAAACTCACACACAACGAGCTTCATAAAAAACTTGTCGAGCGCAACTTACCGCAAGCAACCATTCAATACATCGAGGAGATTATTGCATCCCAAAAAGAAAGTTCACGCATAATCAAGATCAAACGAGCCGCACAAGCAAAACTATGGGCAGCCATACTAAAACCATTGCGAAGCGAAATCAGGTCAACGCGTAGTAG